CTAGTTTAGTTATTTTGGGTGCAAATAATTTGCAAGTGCAAACAATTACGTTTCATGATTTATTTCCCGTAAGTATTGATTCTTTGTCATTCATGTCAACCAATCAAGACGTTCAGTATCTTGTTGGTAATGCAACATTCCGTTACGGCTATTATACATTCGCACAATCTTAATTGACAATATTGTAATTTCGTAGTATAATGTAGCTACGACAACTTGAGGTATATTATGACACTTGAAGAACTGCAAACATTGTGGGACAGCGACTGCGAGATTGACGATAACTATCTCGGCGAAAATTCCACAGCAACCCCCAAACTCCATGCTAAGTACGTTAGACATCTGGTCAACGTGAAACTCAAGCACACTAAGTTGAGTTCAGATTACAACATCCTACGTAAGAATAAATTTCGTTACTATCGTGGCGAACTATCTCGTGATGAGTTAAGTGATCTTGGATGGCCACAGTGGCAAGGTGTTAAACCCTTGAAGAATGAGATGGATGAATTTCTCACTGGCGACACCGATCTAAATACAATGAAGGTAAAGATTGAATATCTTGAAACTATGATTTATTTCCTCGAGTCTGTTCTACAACAGATCAAAGCACGTGATTGGCAAATCAAAACTGCTGTAGAATGGAAGAGGTTTTTGGCAGGAATGTAATGGTAACTATTGAAAAACTAGATGAAGTCTATGTTAGAGTTTTTTCAGATCCAAGTATCGAGCAAGAACTTTGTGACTTTTTCACGTATGAATATCCAGGAGCAAGGTTTACGCCACAGTATAGAGCGAGACTGTGGGATGGTAAGGTTCGCCTTTATGATCAAGTAAGAAAAACTTTATACCTTGGTCTAGCTGGTTATGTAGAAGAATTCTGTCATCGTAATAATTATCCAATCACCAATAACATCCCAGTAAGAAAAACTGAAATAGGTTACAACTCAGTAGAGACTTACGTTAAAGCGTTAGATCTGCCAGAGAAAATTGAAATTCGTGATTATCAAATAGAAGCAATAACAACTGCTCTCGATAAAGAAAGAACACTACTTCTTTCGCCTACCGCATCTGGTAAATCTTTCATCATCTATTCTATTCTGCGTTGGCACTTAATGGCACAGCGTAAGTGTATTATTATCGTACCCACTACTTCTCTCGTTGAACAATTATACTCTGACTTTGAAGATTACTCAAGTGTAAATGGCTGGAGTGTAAAAGATAATTGTCAAAAACTTTATAGTGGGTTCACTAAAGACTTCACTAAAAATGTTTTGATAACAACATGGCAGTCGGTTTACTTACAACCGAAATCATGGTTTAAACAATTCAATGTTATTTTCGGCGACGAAGCGCATCAGTTCAAAGCGAAGTCTTTAACTACAGTTATGGAACGTATGGATAACATTCGTTACCGTATCGGTACTACAGGAACTCTTGATAATAAGAAGGTTCATCGTTTAGTTCTTGAGGGAATGTTTGGTCCAGTACATAGAGTTACTACTACTAAAGCACTGATGGACAATCAAAAGCTGGCTAAACTAAATATCACGTGTATAGTTCTGAAGTATAAAGAAGAAACTCGCAAAACAAGAAAGAACAATACTTATCAGGAAGAGATGGATTGGATCGTCAGTTGCCCAGAAAGAAATAAGTTTATTCGCAACTTAGCAATCAAGTCTACTGGTAACACTCTTGTTCTTTTCCAATATGTTGAAAAACATGGAAAGGTGTTGTATGACCTTATTCAACAAAAAGCGCACGACACGAGAAAAGTATTTTTCGTCTATGGGGGTACTGAGACAAGTGATCGTGAGGCAATTAGGCATATCACAGAGGGAGAATCGGATGCTATCATTATTGCATCGTATGGGACTTTTTCCACTGGTATTAATATACCTTCGATTGAGAATGTTATTTTTGCGTCGCCATCGAAAAGTAAAATCAGAAATTTACAAAGCATAGGTAGGGGACTTCGTCTGAAAAACGGTAAGAGTGAGTGTAACCTGTACGACTTAGCGGACGACTTGCATTGGAAGTCTTGGAAGAACCACACATTAAATCATGCTGCAGAAAGATACAAAACATATGCAGAAGAGCAGTTTGATATTAAACTTGTAGAGGTAGAACTGTGCTAACAGGAAATGAACATTATGTTATTTTGAAACTAATCACTGGTGAACAAGTGATGGCTGTATTAGAGCATGAAACACAAGATAGTGTTATTATCAATTTTCCAATGTTGCTAAGATTGTTTCCGATCATAAACGACCAATCTAGTCATGAGCATGTGACTGCAACACCTTATTGCAAGTTTGCAGCTGACTCCAATCTAACGATTTTCAAACAGAATATTCTTTTCATTAAAAAGTTGCATCATGTGTTAATTCCACATTATATGCATCTTGTTAACGAAGCCGAGAATCAGGTTTTGGTACGTAAAGATCGAGAGGGAAATGTCTCCAGGTCAGAGGAATTGACGTGGGATGATGAGACGAGGGAAGAAGTCGAGCAACTCTCCAACGATGAAATAAAAAAGCGTATCGCTATGTTGGAAGCAATTGCAGGTCTGAAGACCAAGGAAGAGAAGGAAGAGGAAGAATCGAACTATCGTTACTTTATTGAAGGAAACGATACAAGTCATTAAACTCTTTTTCGATCAACCCTAACACTGTTAGTATACCTGATTTCAAAATAAATTTCAAATATATTTTTATTGCACAATTAAACTTTACATTTAACTCTGTTTGCGGTAGAATTATTACAGTGTGAAAAACAACTATAAAGGGTTCCAATGTGGCAGAGTACGTAAACAATAAAGATTTTTTAGCAGCTATTATTGAGTATAAGGCTGACTGTAAGAAGGCTGCGGAAGAGGGTAGAGAGAAACCTGTTATTCCCAGATACCTCGGTGAATGCATTTTAAAGATTGCAACACACCTTTCTTATAAACCGAACTTCATTAACTATTCTTATCGTGATGATATGATTCTTGATGGTATTGAAAATTGCATCAACTACTTTGACAATTTTGATCCAGACAAATCCAAGAATCCATTTGCATACTTCACACAGATTATTTACTTCGCCTTTCTTCGAAGAATTGGTAAAGAGAAGAAGCACTCTTACATCAAGAACAAACTAATTCAAGACATGCCTTTTGATATGTTTGACTTGCAGGATCAAGATGACGATGGTCATTTTAAAAATGCCTACATGGATTTTATGCAAGCGAACAGCACTTTCGATACTTCTTTCATTGACAAGAAAAAAGAAAAGAAGAAAAAGAAAGAGCAACAAACGCTAGATGATTTTATTGAAAGTGATACATATGAGCAGCCACCGCTCGATCCACGAACTTCTGAATAGTATTGCCAGCGGGACTTATCGCCCAAGACCAGTTACACGATCTAGAGCAGTACTAGCAAGACGACGTCGTACTTCCAATCGAACTATTAAAAAGTTTCCTTGGGATGCAACAGATAACATGTTACAATTGAAAAAGATTATGAACGAACAAACTGACAACAACATTTTCCTCGGCGTATCAGACTTTGACGACTTGATCGTTTCTGCAGTTTTACAGAAACGTGTCGAAGCTGGACTAACTACTGTTCATCGTGAGACCACAGTCCTCTGCAACAGAGAACGATGGGCAACATGGGCTGAAGAAGAATTCAACAACGATGAGTATCTGTTTACGCAAGGTAACTCTTCCAATGGTTTCATGATTCACAAAGAAACCAACAACTACATCAAATACGATGTGAATAGTAACTCAACTACTGTTCGTGCATTTGGTGACGTTGAGTTTACAGAATCTATCATTGCCAAAGTTGAAGGGAAGTTTTCTATTGTAACTTCTTACATCGAGTGGGTTTATTCTAGCGATGGTGGTTCTGTTAACGTGCCACTGAATCGTGATCGTCTACCTATCGCAGAGATGTATCCTTTCCTTAAAGGTGAAAGTCTCGAGTCTTACTATGAGCGATATATGGAATCTTCAGCAAACATTCTGTTGTTGATTGGACCTCCTGGCACGGGTAAGACTACCTTTATTCGTGGTCTACTCGCACACACCAATTCATCTGCAATCGTTTCATACGATGCCAACATCTTGGATAAAGATGGCTTCTTCGCTCGATTCATTGAAGATGATGCAAGCGTGATGGTTCTCGAAGACAGCGATGCATTCTTGAAGTCACGTAGCGATGGCAACACAATGATGCACCGATTCCTTAACGTAGGTGATGGTCTTGTGACAACCAAAGGTAAGAAAATGGTTTTCTCTACCAACCTCCCATCTATCCGTGACATTGATTCTGCACTGATTCGTCCAGGTCGTTGTTTCGACATCATTGAATTCAAACCTCTCTCTCTGTTTGATGCCAAGAAGTTGGCTGACAAACTTGGTGGTGCTTCCGTTCCTAATGTTGAAGCAGGAAAGGTTATTGAGTATTCTATTGCAGAAATCTTTAACACCCAAACGAATACAAAACCTGCCTCGAGGAAAATGGGTTTTGTATGATAGCGGTTCGTGTCACATTTTTAGACGGAACTGTTTCCGATTTAGATTTTGAAGACATAGATAAAGCTACAGACTTTATCAGAGAACATAATGAAACTGTTACAATTTTGGAGATAGATATTGAAAGTAGCAATCATAACCGACCAGCATTTTGGCGCTCGCAATGACAGCGTGGCGTTCTTAGACTTCTATCAGAAATTTTATGATAACACGTTCTTTCCTACGCTGGATGAAAACAATATTACTACTGTGCTTATTCTTGGTGATACTTTTGATCGCCGTAAGTATGTAAACTTTTATTCGTTGCAACGTGCCAAGGAAATGTTCTTTGACAAGTTAGCAAATCGTGGTATCACAGTACACATGCTAGCAGGTAACCACGACACCTACTATAAAAATACCAACGATGTAAACTCACCAGATTTACTTCTGCGTGAATACGACAACATCAACGTGATTGATCATCCAGCCACAATCTATGTTGATGACACTCCCATCTGTATGATGCCTTGGATTTGCCCTGAGAACTATCAAGACTCTATTGATACTTTGAAGGAAACCAATG